GATGACGTGACCGCCGCGTAGGTTTCGTTGTAGCTGTCAACGATCAACTCGCCAGTAATATCAACGTCACCAGTGTAGGATGAAAGATCAACGCTTGATAGCTTTGCGTCTAGCTGCGTTTGAATGTTGGACGTTACGCCGTCGGTATAGTTCAGCTCGGTGACGGTCGCGGTTATGCCATCCAACGTGTTTAGCTCAGCCGTCGTGACAGTCGCGCCATCAAGGATCCCCAGCTCAGCCGTCGTGACCCCGCCAAGAAGCGTGTCAAGCGTGTCCCAGTTGCCGTTTAAGTAACCACCCCAGGCGTCTTCGTCACCGCCCACGACGGGCTTATTAAAGCTGTAATTTGTAGTAGTTGTGGGCATGCTAATCTCCTGCGTTTACTGCCGGGCGCACGTCTTCCAAAATGTGGGGGAGAACAAGCGACCTAGCTCGTTAACGCCAGTATCGCACAAGTGCCGCGCACAACCAAAATTCTATGCGACGCGCGACCAGGTGACCGGGGTCCAGGTTTCCGACGTCGCCGCGACGGGCGTCCAGGTGTCGGTGACCGCGTCGACGGGCTCCCATTTCTCGATACCGCTCGCTGCCGTGGAAAGGGCTAGAACCGACGTCGCGGACCCATTCGTCACGCGTACAAACGCCGCAGAAATTGACAACGACCCTGACGCAGATGCTTGGCCGCGGACGCTGAATACCGCGTTTGCAGTCGTAGTGAGCGCCGTCGACGCAACCGCGGATACCTCGCGCACCAGCTCAAACGAACAAGTGCCAGTGAGCGCGGCGGATCCCGCGGCAGCGCCTATTTCTACGCTTTCGTTGCGCCCATAAATACTGGTTCCGTATGTCCGCAGGCCGTAACCCGGGCGATAGCCATCAGCCTCATCGTAAACCTCTGCAACCGAGAGCGTGACGTTTTGCAGAGTGGCGGACGCCTGGCCTTGTATAATACTAACGCCAGACGCGATGGTCGTTGAAGTGGCGCTGGCAACCGATGTCCCATCAACAACAATCTGAGCTGAACACGTTGCCGTGAGCGTCGTCGTTTCAAACCCCTCGCTGCCGTAAACCGCGGTGCCGTAGGTCGCCTTGCCGTAGCCAGGGCGATAAGTGACGTCCGTCGCGCCATCCACAGCACCAGTGATGCCGTAGAACGCCGAGCCGTAGCTGTCAGCGCCGTATGACGCGCGATACGCCATTAGTCGAGCGTCAGATCAAAGTCGCCCGCAGGGACGCGGAAAACGTCGCCAGTGCCGACCGTCTTGCTCGTGCTGAGCGCCGAATACGCAATTAGGTTGCCGCCAGTTGACGCGTCAAACACGCCTACGTGGGTAACGGTGCCATACGACGCAGTCGCAGTCGGGAATTCAATCGCCGCGCTTGTGGTCGCCTCGTTGCCGGAAACCGTAAACGTCGCAGACTGACGCGCGTAAGCAGTGCCAGAGGTGCTAACCTCAGTGCCGCTCGCGTCTTCCGCCGGGTTTGATGTAAACAGCGCCAAATACCAGGCTGTAGGCCGGGTGACGGATGTTGATGTAAACACGTAGTTTAATACGTGCGTCTCGAATGTATTTGAAAAGCTCATGTCAGTACGCCCTTATTTTCATGCGACGGCCGGAACCGCCAAACTTAGATGCCTCGCTTTCACCATTAATGGAGGCGATTGCTTGCGCGTAAAGAGATGCCCAAACCTGGATACGCGCGTCATCCTTGAGGTAGGGGGCAGAGTGGACCAGGGCGCCGTAAAGGTAGGCGTCCGGGAAATACTGTAGCAACCAATTTGACGTGTTGCTGTCGCTTAGCGCGTCGATGCGCTTATAGTAGTAAAGCTCGGTTTCATACGTGCCGTCGGGTGACGGGTACACCTCGATTTCGCCCGCGGTAATCGCGTAGTACGCCGGACGACCGGAGGTGTCCAAATTTTTGTACCGACGCTGCAACATCTCGGCCTGGCTGATTAGCTCAAGCGGACGCAAGTTGCCCGACGTGATATGAAACGTGATGACCTCCAAGAAATCGGCGGGGATCGCGCTGTATTGCGTGTCGATCTGAGCCGTCGCGCGGCCCTCCATGCGCCAATGCCGGATCTTGCGTGACAGGTCAGCCTCGGCCAGCGTGATGAAATCAGGCGCAACGGTGTCGAGGTCGTCGCGGTTGAGAAAGTCGGTGATCGAGCTTTGCAGCTCAGCGTATGTCGTAATCGCCATTAGTTACCTCGGCTTTCGAGGTAGCGCGCCACCTCATTGAATAGAGCTGATTGGTTTCGCTTGGGTGGGCGAGGGGCCATAAAGTTGTCCATCGCGTCAATGCCGCGCGACGCAGCGTTCCCGGCGTTACGCATTGCGTTTGGCAAGCCGCGCGCAGCTCGAACCGCCTGCTTGGCAAACGGTGCCAACGTGAGGGCCGCATCCGCCACGCCCATCGCCGCCATGCCAGTATTCTTAGCCATGTCCATGTAATCACCCTCACGGTAGCCGTCGGGAATCTCTGTCAGCGCGTCATACGCCTCCTCAAACCCAATCGCCGTACCCACGCCGGGCGTGAAATTTGCGGCGTTGACCGCGTGGCGCGCCATGTTGGGGTTCCCGGTGCGCTTCAACACCTGGTCAAAAATCGCGTTGCTGGTTGAGCTGGGAGTGTTGCGTGCCGCGGCCGCGCGCTCCAAATCATCCAGGCTGTACACATAATCGCCAGCGGTGCGGTAAGCGCGGCCCTGGTCGTCCATCTGGATTTCACCGGGGCGCGTCCTGAATGCCTCTTGGTTAAACCCGTGGTCGATGTCAAACTCGCGACGCTTGTCGACCTCGCGGCGATACTCTTGGGTTTTCTTTAGCCCAGCAACCTTGCTGCGGATCCGTTCCTCTGGGGTCATTGGTTCGCCTCCAGGTATTTCAAAATTTCCATTTCGCTAGGTGTAGACGCCTGCGCCTGGTTGCCCTGCATTGACGCGCCAAGGACGCCAGCCGCCGGAACAGACAGCAACCCTTTTTTCATGATGAAATCGTACAGCACCTGTTCGCGGGTCGTGCCGCGCTTTTTCGCCTGGATGTCCGCGCGATCACGAATGGCGCCCATGAACGTGGTTTGGCTGGTGGGGTCGACGCCAGTCTTGCGTGCCGCGCCCATCCAAAGCGCCGCCTGGACCTGTGGACCCGTCAAACCAAGCTCCTGGCCCAGCTCAAACATAAAGTCTTCCATGGCGCCGTATTCGTTGTCGTTTGGTTTTTGCGACCAGACAACCGGGTTGTCCTTGATCGCTTCCATTGGCACGACGCCATCCTTAACAGCCGCTTTGGGGTTAAACGCGGGCTTGCCCATTTTGTTTGTCGAAAAGTATTTTGCGGCTGCCGGGTATTTACTCAAGATTTCGTCGGCAAAATCCTGACCAACCTCAGTACCCGCAACTGCCAACCAGTCGGGATCCATCGAGGCCATGCCGAAATAACGCGTGAAGTGCAGATCCGCGGCAATGTTTTTCTCGGAACCCTTCAGTGATTGCGTGAACCCCTTTGGCTTAGGGTTGTCGACCATGGACGATTTCGTGCCAGACACCCCAGGCTCGGCGCTTGCGTCCCACTGGCCCTGCACCTGGCGCCCAGCGATCATTTCTTGCAAGCCCGCAGTCTTGTGGCCGTAGCCCTTCTCGCGACCCTTGGCCAAAGCGCGACCGTCCGCAAGTGTTTCTAGGTTTTGCAGCTCCTCCATGTACCCAGGGTCGGTGTACATACGATTTCGCACCGCAGACGCGTTACCGATGTTGGGCGGCACCTTGGATCCGGGAGACGTCGCGCCAACCAGGTCAAGAAACTCAGACCACTGCCTGGTTCCTTCCTCTTCGCCATACCCGGCAACAAACCAATCACGCAGCTCCTCGGTGTTGTACCAATCCTCGCCGACTTCCAGGCCAGCCTCGATGCTGCTCAGCATGTCCTGGCGCATTGGGTTGCTTGGATCCCGCAACGCACTCAAAGATTTCTCCAGGCGCGGCGGCAGCTTGCCTGGCTTGTAGCGCATGAACGTAAAATCCGAGCGATTAGGCGCGACGCCGCGATAACGAGGATCGCTTCCGGGAGCCTTGCCCACCATGCCCAATAACGTGTCGACGCCTAAATCAATTTTACCCATGTTATCTCTTCACGCTCTTCTTACCGCTACAGCCCCACGCCTTGCGCCGGACCCGTACCTTGGGGGTACGCTTTTGACTGACTGTGCGCGCGCAGTACGCGTCGCCACGCTTTGTGCCAGGCCGGGAGATCCGCTTGTGCGTTTTCCCGTCGCTGTCCTTGTAGGTGGTGCCGTCGGCATACTTTTTGGACGCGGGCACCTTTTTGCGCTTAGTCGGCATTACTTTTTCTTGCCGCCGCCTTTTTTCTTACCCTTGTGGTATCCTGGCATCACTTCTTCCTCTTACTCTTCGACTTTGGCTTCGCTTTTGGTTTTGCGCTCTCGCGTAACGCCTTTGCCGTAGGGGCACCCTTTTCGCCGGGCTTGCGCATGCGTTCGCCGGATCCGGCTTCGATGCGCTTGCGTTTGTTGTGGATGTTTTTCCACAAACCCGACTTCTTAGGCTTACTTGCCATACTTCTTACCGAGACACTGCCCGGCACGCTTACAAGCCGCGGGGGTGGGGCAACCCTTGCATGGTTTCATCGCCATAATGACCTCCAAAATGTGTTGGTATAATATTACCACACAGCTCTCGGAGGCCCAAAATTACGCGATGCCGCGCATCCCGCGTCGCAGCTCACCACGGAAAGATTTAAACGTGCCGCTCTGCGCGGTGGCCGCGTCGGACGCCATCGTCAGGCACAACGCGTCGGCCAGGTCGGGTGACCCCACGCCGCGCCTGCGCATCTCATCCTTACTCTCCGCCTTCATCTTGCCGGACGAGGTAAAGCTGTAGCGTATGGCCGTCAGCTCCGCCTGCAATTGATCATCCTTCGGCAGCTTGCACGAGCGATCCTCCAGCCACGCCTTGCACTTGAACCACAGCTCAGACCGCAAGTTCATGTAGGTGTCACCCATCGACGGACTTTCCGCCACGTTAATCCCACGCACAGGCAAATCCAGCTCACGCAAACGGTCAACCACGCCGGACCCCACGCCAATGCTGTCCACCAGGATCTCCGTGGGGCGCTTAGATGGGGGCAGGGCTTCGTATTCCGCCACCACGCGGCCCGTCGTCTGCATCAGGTCCAGCCCGCGCCAGGAGCGCAGCTCAGTGACCACCGGGCCTTGCCGCTTGCACAACGCCGTCGCATCAGATCCGAAGCGTGCTACGTCGACTCCCCAAACAATTTCGGTTTCGTCCGCCACCACAACATCCCGATGCTGCGCGGCCTCCACCAGATGAAACGGAATGATCGTGTTATCGTCGGACAGCGGGAACTGACCCAGCACACGCACGCGAAACGCGTTGCTCTCCTCGCCGTAGCGCAGGCGCATCTCATCCACAAACTCATCGCTCACCAGCGGGCTATCCTCGCAGCTCCACGTCCGGGTCCACCAAGAATTCGCCATCCGGTTGTGGCTCTCGAAAAACGTGCCGCTGGACCGGGTGGGGTTGCTTAGCATGAGGGTGGTCGCGTTGTGGCCCGACATAGACCCAGCCGCAGCCTCAAACACCTGTTCCGGCACGCCCGACGCCTCGTCGACAATCAGCAACACATTATCCGAGTGTACCCCGGCCAGGGCTTCCGGCGTCTCCGCACGAGCGGTCCTGCAAGAGATGAAAGCCTCCGCCGGGGCACGCAAAAGCTCGACGCGGTCAGATTTCACGTTCAACAGCTCCTGCAACTCCTTGGGCAACTCATTGATCCACCGCTTCAACTCAGCGAACATCGCGTCAAACAACTGGCTGGACGTGGGGGCCGTCACGACGACCTTTACCGGGTATCGCAACAGCAGAAACCACAGCATCGCCCAGGACGCCGTCGTGGATTTACCCGTGCCGTGCCCAGATTTCACAGACATCTTACGCTCGTTGCGCGCCAGTGCCTCCAAGAATTCACGCTGGTATTCATACGGATCCGCGCCCAGCATCTCACGCACAAACCGCACCGGGTCGTCGTAATACGCCTGGGTGAATTCCTCCATAAAGTTATTCGTCATGGTCGATCACCTTCGCGTCGCGTACGCTTTCCCGCACGGTTTTCATTTTTTTCAGGGCGTCCAGGTGCATGTCACCCAGGTTGACCGTGACGTGCGTCTGGTTGTTCTGCGACCCGTACCGCTGCTGGTTCCACGCCTGCGCGATAAACCGATGCTGTTGGGCCTCCTCCTTCGCAATGCTCACGTCCAA